TCATTCACATCATTCACATGGAATTTTGAGGATTAAAAAAATGGAAAAATATTTGCGTTTGCTAAATCCCAAAACAACCAATTATGAAGCTATCCCTTCGGGTAATCATGGTGCTTTGACTGCTGCTGATATCTGCATTGCTATGAGCTATGCAAAATTAACCCCATTACAAGATAATTTATTTCGTTTGAAGTATCTCGGTGCAAACAACATCGAAAACGTTGATTTGTTTAGTAAGCTGTTGCTTGCAAAGTATCAAGACAAATTTATTCAAGCAGGTGTGAATATGATTTATCACTTGCCAATCGTTCGCGTTGCATTGGTTGAGTTTTGTTTAGTTTCTGCTGATTACAAGCCCACTGTTCGTAATAGAGCAGTTATTTCTGGTTTTGGTTCAACCACAGTTCAGGATCACTTGAAAGTTTATATCAATGAAGTTTTAGAAGATCTTAATCAGGTATGTCAGATTGGTGAAGAAAGGATTTTTAAGCAGGTCTATAAAACTAACCAATAGTTAGTTATTGACACAAGAACAAATCTGAGTTAGTTTTTACCACAATGGAAAACTGAATCTAAACGCTGTAGTTTTCCTTCAGAGCTGTAAAGCTCTCTTTCAAAGCCCACATGACTCCCTTTGACATGTGGGCTTCTTTTTTGAGATTAGGAACCATGACCAGCCGTCCACCACAAAGAGCTAAGCGCCCATGTCTTGTGGGCAGTTGTAAAGATTTTGCATCGAACAAAGGTTACTGTGAACAGCATCAAGATCGAATCAAAAAGAAAGATCGAGAGCGTGGCACAGCACACCAGCGCGGCTATGATGCTCGTTGGGAAAAAGACAGAACCAAATTCTTAGATGAGAACCCGCTATGTGCGGATCATCGCAAGCGCGGAATGGTTGAAGCGGCAACGGTTGTTGACCACATCATCCCGCACAAAGGTGACCAAGCATTGTTTTGGGATAAGAACAATTGGCAACCGCTTTGCAAGTCATGCCATGACCGCAAGACAGCAACCGAAGATCGTGGGAGCTGGTCGCCGGTTCAATCACCAAGCAAAGCAAATCGAGATAGCAAGAATGAATTTAGTACTGGTGATTTTGTTTGTGCAGCTACTGGTTATGCAATTGATTCACTTGATTGTAAATTCACTGACCAATTCATGGTTACGGCAGTAGCTGCAAACATGGTTGAAGTTAGTGATGCCGACGGTTTTGTTCATCGCTTGCATCATTCACACTTTAAGGCGGTGACAGTATGAGCGAACGTGAAGTTATATTACTTGGTGATCATGTTGTTTATCGTGATGACATCAAGGGCTTTGATGATGTTGGTATTGTGGTTCAAGCGAACTCAAGTTTGTATGTGCTTTGGAATAATGAAACCACACCAAGCATTGAAATCTATGAACGATTACGCGGTGCTCGACTTGATGAAGTTGATGCTAATCAACGGGTGATCAAAGATAAATAACAGACATGGCGAAAGCCGATCTGAGTTGAGAGATGCAGCCCTTGAATCAACACAAATAAGTTTGGACTGCGTTGTGAAGCTACTAGCAACTAAAAGCAAGATGTAGACAACGGTTTGGGAGTGAACGATAGCCCAATGACAGCGCGGAAAGACGGCAATAAATTTTCAAAAAAAGGGGATAGGGGGTCAAAAGTCAAAAAGGCCCTCTCAGAAAAGACCGCCCCCCCATGAAATTTTTACGTGGTCAAAAGTCCATAGGGGGGTATACCTCTAATATTTAATCAGTTTTAAATTTTTTGGAGGTTCTTATGTCAAATATGGGTCGTCCACCGAAGGGGCTACAAGAAAAAATTCTTAGCGGCAGCCGTATCCGAACCGATCGGGATGGTGAAGCGCAAGAGGCCAATGCTTCCGTTGCTTTAGGAATGCCGCCATGCCCTCGTTGGGTAAAAGGGGGCGCAAAAAAACATTGGGATACTTTGGGACCTGTTTTGGTTCAAGCGGGGTTGTTATCTGTTGTCGATGGCGATGTGTTCGGTTTGCATTGTGACAATATGGCCGCATATGAAAAGGCCCTTGAAAAGTTGGAAGAAATAACTTCATGGGTAACAACAACCCCAAACGGTTTTGAGGTCCAAGCTGCTTGGTTGCAAGTCCGAAATAAATTACAAGAGCAAATTATTAAGACTGCTGCTGAATTTGGTTTAACACCAAGAGCACGTTCAAGCGTCAAAGTTAACAAACAACAGCAATTAGATTTGTTGGGTGCTGATGCTGGTCAGAAAGAAGAAAATGACCCTTATGCAAACTTTTCAATTCGATCTAGTTAGTGAGTTTTTATGCGCGATTATTTCAAAATCGCACTTCAGTATTGCCATGATGTGCGCTCTGGAGTGCGTACTGCTGGGCAGCTAGAAAAATTTGCTGTTAAACGTTTTTTAAATGACCTGAATCGTTCTGGTATTCCATTGGGAACGGGTGATGAAGAGTTAGAAAAATTACTCACTTCCTTAAAAATTGGTTCTAAACCACCGGATATAAATTTCGAATTTAGATTTGATGTAGAGCGCGCACAACATGCGTGCTTTTTTATTGAAACCTGTCCGCATGTTGAGGGTGAACTAGCACGATTAAAACGTGATGGAACCCGACACTTATTAGTAATGTCGCCTTGGCAGGTTTTTGTCACAGTCAATATTTTTGGGTGGGTAAATTATGAAGGTTTACGTCGCTTCACATACGTCTACCTGGAAGTCGCTAAGAAGAATGGCAAAACCACTTGGTTGGCGGCTGTTGGTCTCTACATGGGATTTATCGACGGTGAACCCGGTTCAAACGTATATGCTGCTGCAACAACAAGGGATCAAGCCAATATTTTGTTTGGCGCGGCAAAAACAATGGTCGCTTATTCGCCAAAGATGCAAGAGCGCTTTGGTATCACTAAGCAAGAGTATTCGATTTTCCAAACGACAACGAACTCGTCGTTTAAAGCGCTTTCACAGGATCGGGACGGGTCAAAAGACGGTTATAACGTTCACTGTGGTTTGATTGATGAATTACATGCTCATAAAGATTCGGGCATGTATGACATCGTATCAAATGGTATTGCTTCACGGTCTCAACCATTACTTTTTGCGATTACAACTGCTGGAAAAGATACAACATCGGTATGTTACCGTGAAAGAAAGATTGTTGTAGCCATTCTCAAAGGTGAAGCTACGCACGAACGTTATTTCGGCATGATCTTTTGTTTAGACAAAGGTGATGACTGGAGAGACCCTAAAAACTGGCCTAAAGCCAATCCAAACTATGGAATTTCGGTAATACCTGAATATCTGCAAGGAATGGCCGATAAATGCAAGATTTCACCAGCAAATGAAGCAATTTTCCGTCAAAAACATTTAAATGAATGGGTCGGGGCAGTTGATGGCTGGCTTGCTGAATCCGTTGTGTCTAATTGTGAGGTTGAAGTCTCATATAAAGAATTTAAAGGCGTTGTAGGATTTGGCGGTTATGACTTGGCAAGTCGCTTAGACCTTGCCTCATGGGGTGAGATGCGGCCCCGTTTTGAAGATGGAAAAATTATTTGGTACGTATTTGCTCATAGTTACATCAATGAAAGAGTGATGGAATCAACCGAAGCAATTAACGGGGAAATGCGACCAGATGATTACCCTGTTTGGCGTGATGATGGTTGGTTGATTGAAACACCTGGAGCTTCAACTGATTTTAATCGGATCAAAGAAGACATTCTTGAACATCATAATGATTATCCATTTTATGAAGTTGGTCACGACCCGTACCATGCAGAACAAGTAACCTCTGATTTACTCGATGCAGGTTTGAATGTAATCGAGGTCCCGCAAAGGACTGAATTTTTAAGTCCTGCAATGCGTTGGATTGAAGTGTTGATTGCGGAAAATCGCATCCGTTTCTGTGGTGATCCAGTTTTAAAGTGGTGCATTCTGAATGTTGTTGTTAAAGAAGATGCAAAGGAAAATATTTTCCCTCGAAAGATATCACGTGCCAAAAAGATTGATGCTGCTGTTGGGATGATTATTGCAGCTTCACGTGCGATGTATTGGGATAAGGAAGAAGTTTTCGAACTTGTGCCTGGAGAAGACAATGGAAGCATTGATGACTGGTTGAAAGATATGATCAAGGTGAAAAAGCGATGAGTAAAAAGCGCGATAAAATTAAGAATCGTGATAAAAAAAATCGCGATGATCTAAAGGTTCGGGGTACTGGGCCAATACAAGATAGAACGGGGACGACCATTATTGATCGTCCCCGTTCTGGTTTTAAAACAGCTAAGTCTGTCACTTTTGATAGTGCAATGACTTTAAGCGCGGTTTTTGCCTGTGTGAAAATTCTCACAGAGTCAGTGGCAACATTACCACTTCAAATGTACAAGCTAAATTCGAATGGTACACGTGTACAGGTCAAGGACCATGATGTCATTCGGCTTTTATATAACAAGCCAAATCGTTATCAAACTCGTGTCGAGTTCTTTGAACAGTTAATGCTTAACCTTGTTGCTGGTAATGCTTACATCAAAAAAGATTATTCAGGCAAAAAGCTAGTAAGCCTACAGGTCATTAACTCTGGTTCTGTTGATCCAAGCATTCGAGATGATGGAACGCCTCAGTACAAATGTAAGCTGGGTTCAAAAACTGTTGAATATACAGATAAAGAAATCTGGCATATCAAGCTTTTTGGAACTGGTTTCGTCGGTATGTCACCAATAGCTTATGGTGCTCAATCGATTGGTATTGGCTTGGCTGGGAGTGATAAAACATCACGCTTAATGTCAAATGGCGCAAAACCAACAGGCGCAATTTTGACGCCTAAATGGCTTAAAAAAGATCAGCGAGACGAAATCCGTGACGAAATGGATATTTTAGTCAATGGTGATGATGGTGATATGCCTGTTCTTGAAGGTGGTATGACTTTTGAGCAAATCAGTTTGACACCAGAAGACCTTGAGTTAATTGAAATTAGAAAATTAGCTGTTGAAGAAGCATGCCGATATTTCGGTGTGAATCCAATTCTTATTTTTAGTACAGATTCAAGTACGACTTGGGGAAGCGGGATTGAACAGTTGGTCGATGGATTCCATAAATTTGGATTGCGCCCATATTTAGAACGAATTGAAGAAAGTGCCCGCATTCACTTGTTGCCCCGATATGAATGGGATGATTACGAGTTTGAATTTAAGACTAAGGATTTATTAAGAGCGTCTTATTTAGAGCGAGTTAAGTCAAATAAAGACCGAATTCTTTCAGGTCAAGCTAGTCCATATCAAGTTCAAATGGAAGAAGGTGAAACCCCAGATCCAAATTCAAACTTTATTTTAGTGCCAGTCAATATGACAACTGCCGAACGTATGAAAAAAGGCAACTATGGAGCGAAAGCAGATGAACCAAAACCTGATGGTGCGTAATAAAGCACTGCCAAATTTGCCGCAAGTTCAATGTCGGCGCATGCCCATAACTGTAGATAACTGTCGTTTTATCAAAAAGGATGAAAAGACTGGAGTCGTAAGAATTAGCGGTTATGCCGTTAAGTGGGATTCAGTTAATTATTACGGTGAAAAGTTTATCCGTGGTGCATTTGCTGAAGTATGTGCTGCTTTTGCAGCGGGTACTAAAAAAGTCCATTGTTATTACAATCATGGTTGGCGTATGTATTACGTCGATTCTCGAATGGGCATGCGTGTCGGCAAAATTACGGTACTTAAAGAAGATGATCAAGGTTTATATCTTGAAATCGAATTAACACCTGGACTATCCATTGCACAAGATGTTGCTGCAATGGTTTTACACGGCACAATTGATGGCTTCTCAGTTGCGTTCTACCCGCCAAATTCATTGGATATGGAAGATAAGGGAACGCATGTTGAGATTAAACGAGCTGATATTTATGAAATCAGTATTGTTGATGAGCCAGCAGACAGTTCAGCGCGAATCATTAGTGATGAGACGATTGATTCAATTGAGTCTGAAGAGGATGTAGAGGAGCTTCTTCGTTCTGCTGGTTTTGTTGGTGATTATGCCACAAAGTTAATGGCTCGAATTTCTGGAATAAAAAAACCTGAAGTAATTGAACAACGAGCAGCTCCCAAAGCCGATCCATTGGCCTGGTTAGATAGTTAATTAAAAAATTGTTTAAAAACGACCCGCTTTTGCGGGTTTTTCATTTTCTATGCATGGAAAAACACTATGAAAGCACTTTCAAAACAAACAGTAGCTTTGGCTATGGCGGCAATCAATTCACAAGAATCTAAACCTATGTCACCTTTCTTGGGTTTAAATCCGCGTGATACAAAAACGGCTCAGGATTTTGAACAAGCCTGTGCTGATTTAGCAACTCGTAAAAAGCAACTTGATGAATTGATTACACGTTATCAAGAAGGCATTAAAAAGTTAGACGGTTTGCCAGAAAATATTAAAGAAGATTTGGAAACACGTTCCACTGAAATCAAAAAACTTTCTGGTGAAATTGAAGACCTACAACAAAAATTAGTCGATGGTGTAAATAACCGTGGTGCTAATCCTGATTCTGTAGCAAGTATTTTGATTCGCAATAAAAATATTGTTGATCAAGCACAAGCAATTACTCGTGCAAAAGGAAAATTTCAATTTGATGACCTTAATGCACGAAATATCGTAACTTTGGCTGGATTAGGTGATACCGCTCAATTTGCCCAATCAACTATTCCAACTCCAGAGCGTGCATTAACTTTATTAGATTTGATTGCGTTTACTCCAGTTCAAAATGAGCTGGTGCCGCTATTCCGTGAATCTGCTTTCGATATTATGGCCGAGGAAGTAGCGGAAGGAGCTGAAAAGCCTGAATCAAATTTAGAATTTGGTGTGGTTGATTTAAAAACCGGAACCATTGCCCATTGGATTAAAGTTTCAATTCAGCTTATTTCAGATATGCCAGCACTTGCTGCATATATTGAAGGCCGTATGGCGTATGGTGTGCGTCTAAAACTTGAAGCAAAAATTGTACGTGGTGATGGTCGTACCTCTGGTGCGCGTTCATTTATTGGTTTAATCGAAGATGGCACTCATTTAACCGTTACTGTTAAAGATACGGATACAGCAATTGATGTTTTAAACCGTAGTAAATATAAAGCGGGTGCTGCTGGGATTTTACCTGAATACATTTTATTGAATCCTGAATCATGGGGAGCAATTGAGCGTATCAAGGGTACAGATGGTCATTATGTATTTGGTGCACCAGGTGCGGCCGTTCAACCAGTTTTATGGAATTTGCCTGTAATTTTAACTGCTGCAATGCCTGTTGGTGGTTATTGGACAGGTAACATTACTTTAGGTGTTTCGGCTTATATCCGTGAAGATGTGGCGGTTGAGTTGTCAACAGAAGATGGTGACAACTTCCGTAAAAACCTTTGTACAGTACGTGCTGAAATGCGTGCAGCATCTGGCGTTTCTATTCCTGATGCATGTGTGGCAGGTGACTTGCCAGCAATTGAAGAAATTGATGCACCAGTTGTAGTTACGAATACAACTGCCGAGCTAGATGGTACTGCTGAGCCTGGTAGCGTGATTATTTTACGTGCTGGTAATGTGGCGGTAGCTTCTACTGTGGCTGATTCTACTGGAGCATGGAGTTTTGCCCCTAATCCATTAGACCCGACTGAAGCAGGCAAACTTATTGCAGTGCTTGGTGCGGCAGTTTCTGAAGCTGTTGACGTGGTTGGACCAGCTTAAAATATTTAATAAAAGCAGCTTTCGAGCTGTTTTTTTCATGTTTTATGCAGGTTTTTGGAGGTTTTATTCAAAAATCTGCATTTTTCTTCATTTTTAGGACGTTTTTATGAGTGACTACATTTCGCTAGAGTTAGCCAAATCTCATTTACGTGTTTTGCATGCGCGGGATGATTCATATATTGAGTTACTGATCAAAGCGGCTTTAAAAGCAGTAAAGAACTTTATTGATAGAAGTTTTGAAGATGTTCAGGAAAAGTGGGGCATTCCAGTAGGCACATTACCTGAAGATTTGATGTTTGCGGCCTTGTTGATCATAGGTGATATGTATCAAAACCGTGCAGCTCAAACAGATGCAGCTCTATACGTGAATATTGCATGTGAGCGTTTAATGTTTCCTTATCGAAAGATGGGGGCGTAACCATGCATGAAAAATTTGAAGCTTGGATTAAAGCCCAGCCGTTTTATATCAAGTTGATTTACATACACGGTGAACGCCTTTTTATCCATGACAATGGTGAATATCAAGTTTTTGCAATGGAAGTTGCCTTTCAAGCTTGGTTGGTGCAAGGGGGTGATTCATGCAATCAGGCAATCTAAATCAATATATTGAAGTTCAGCAAAAAATGGTTGAACAGGCACAAGATAAATCTGGTGATCGTGAGGAAGTTTGGGTAAATATTTTTCCCATTTACGGCCATATTACTGATTCATCTGTACGTGATCTGATTGCAGCGGGTAAAGAACAATCTGCTGTAGCTTGTCGCATTCTGATTCGTCAATCAGATGTTTTGCCTGGTACAGATTGGACCAAATGCCGACTAGTTTGTGATGGGCTTTATTATCGAATTATCCGACCATTGCGTGACAATAAAACAGGCAATGAATATTTGACATTAGCATGTGAGCAAGGGGTCTATAAATGGCAGGATTCCAACTAGAAGGGCTTGATGAAGCTCTAAAAAAAATGGATGAAATGGCTAAAAACATCCAAAAAAAGCATTTAAAGAAAGCCTTGCGTGAAGGCGCAAAGATTGTTCAAAAATCAGCTAAAGAAAACGCTCAAAAAATTAATGATCCTAAAACCAGTGCTGATATTGCAAAAAACATTGTTATTCGCGCTGGTAAAACAGCAGATAAAAACTCTGTAAAGGTTCGTGTGGGTGTCAAAGATGGAGGTGAGTTTTGGCGCAGTAATAAAAATGTTCAGCGTAAAGGTAAAAAACGTCAGAAAAATCCGAATTATACATTTTTAGAAAATGATACTCGTCACTTTTGGTTGGTAGAATTTGGCACAGCTAAAGCAAAGGCTCAGCCTTTTATGCGCCCAGCTTTAGAGTCAAATATCGATAACGTGACTGAAGCAGTAGCGGCCAAGCTTAAAAAAGACATATTGGGGGATATAAATTAATGTTGATAATCCCTTTATATGAACTATGTGAACAAAATTCTGAATTAGCAGGGCTTTTAACTGATAGTAATGGTTTAAAGGTCAGTGAGTTTGATGCCAATAATACAAATGGTGCTCCATATATATGCTGGCAAATCATTGATGCAAATCCTGAGCAATATCTATCTGAAGCTTCAGATATGGATTCTTTATATGTGCAGATTGATGTTTATGCAGATACAAAAGCTTCAGCTCGTCAAATCGCACAATTATTGAGAACAAGCATCGAAGATAGTTGCTATATAGAAAATTACACTGGAGTCGAGCGCGATTCCGAAACCAACTTATACCGTATTCGGATTGATAGCCGATGGTATGAAGAACCTTAAATTTTAAAGACCGCCGAAAGGCGGTTTTTTATGGAGAAAATATTATGGCGCGTCGTACGCAAGGTACTGGTGTTTGGTTTGTGGATGAAGTCCCGGCAACACCTGGCACTTTTGAATTGGTTGAAGTTGACTGTCCTTTAAATTTTAAACCAGGCACAGATTCAAAAGATCGAATCGAAACAACCTGTTTAAAACAAGAGGAAAATAAAACTTATTTGGAAGATGGAGGTCTAAAAGACCCTGGGCAAGCAACCTTTGATGTAAATGCGGACCCACAAAAACCATCACATATACGTTTATATAATCTATCTTTATCTGGTAAAGAAGTTCAATGGGTTGTCGGATGGGCAGGTAAGACTAAAGGTAGTGTTAAAAATATTGTTCCTACCGTTGATGCAAGTACTGGTGAAATAACATTACCAACAGGTCGAAGCTGGAATAAGTTTAAAGGCTATGTAGATACATTTCCTATGGATGTTGATGCTAATACTGTTGTTAAAAGTACCGTTACTATTCAACGAAATACTTCAGTTGATTGGATTCCTGAAACAACGACACCTTAACAAATAGCCCCGAACGGGGCTTATTTTTTGGATTTATAAAATGACCATACTAACTTTAGATGATATTAAATCTGGTGCATTGGTAGATGTACCTGAAAAAATTGAAGTAGAAATTATGGTTAAGGGTCAACCCCGTACCATTGAAACTTTTATTAAAATTATGGATTACACGACAGCTATTGCCCAAATGGCAGCAAATAAAGCTGGGCGTGAGGGCTTGGCTAGTATTTTGGCTGATTGTATTGTTAAGGAAAACGGTGAGCCAGAATTTACAGAAGAGCAAATTAGAAAACTTTTTAATAAGCCATTAATTGATGCTATTTGGGAAAAAATAGTTCAGAAAAATCTCTTGGGAAAGGTGATTGCGACGAAGAAGCTTTCAGAGAAGAAGAAATCTGGGCGGAGCTCGTCATCAACGGCATCGCGGGCAAAACGATCGCTGAAGCAAAAAGAAACCTTAGCCACAGAGAGTTCTGCTTCTGGAGACAGTACATTGAAACAAGAGGAAGCTTAAACTTTGGCTTGAGACTTGATGAGAGCTTGGCAGCATTAAAATATATGTTTGCAAAAGCCAATTCCTTCGAAGTTTCAGATGAATATGATTTCATGCCATATCATGATGCGCCGGATATTGGTTTTGAAGAAGCAATGCATATGTATAACGGTGATTAGTTAGATTATCCGCCTTGAAGGCGGATATTTTGATGTGACAAAAAGTAAGCTGTTTGTTAGATTGTGTTTACTTAAAAAGTTGGTGACCACATGAAAAAAATTATTTTTGCTGCTTTAAGCGTTTTTAGTATGACAGTCTCGGCTCAACAGGTTCCTATCAGTGAATATGTGGAAGTGGTCGAATTACCTAATATGAATAAAAACCAGATTTTTAATTCATCAAAAATTTGGATAGCGAAATCTTTCAAATCTTCGAACTCAGTTGTTCAATATGAAGATGCGGCAACAGGCACTATTGTCGGTAAAGGGAATATGCAATTTCCTTGTCAAGGTACATGGAATTGCATGGCTAGAAAGGATGATTTATTAGCGTTCACAATTAAAGTGGATACTAAAGATAATAAAGCTCGAATTTCATTTAATGATATGACTGTAAAAATTAATACAAAAGGGGCTACAAAGTTTGTCCCTACTGGTCAAGAAATTCAGACAGTTACTGAAAAGGATAACGAAATTATTCAAACAGGTCTGAAGGGTATTGTTCAGGATTTTAAAAAAGGTATTCAAAGCGAGTCATCTAGTACAGATTGGTAAGCTATATAGAGTTGAAACCCTGCTTTATGCAGGGTTTTTTATTGTCTGGAGAAAATTATGGCATCTGCATCACTTGGGCGTTTAACTTTAGATTTGGTTGCTCAGATTGGTCAATTCATTGGGCCAATGACTCAAGCTGAAAGAAAAGCCAAAGAGTCTACAGACAAGATGGGTAAAGCTTTCTCAAGTTTTAAAGACCAAATGAATGAATCTTTAAGCGGTTCACAAATAGGCTCTGCGATTGAAGGTATAACGGGAAAATTAGGTGTTCTTCGCGGTGGTGTTTTAACTGCTACTGCTGCAGTTGCGGGTATGGCCGTTGGTGGATCGGTTGTCGCGGTTGCGGGTTTATCTGCAATGGCGATTGAAGTTGCAAAAAGTAATGTTGAAATGATGCAATTTGCAACTGTTGCGAATACTTCAATTGAATCATTTCAAGGTCTGGCTGGAGCAGCAAAAACTTTTGGGGTTACTCAAGAACAACTTTCAGACCAATTAAAAGATTTTAATGAAAAAATTGGTGAGTTTGCTAGTGTTGGGTCTGGCGGAGCAATGGACTTTTTCGAGCAAATTGCTGTTAAAACAGAAGGCGGAGCTGAAGGCGCTAAAAAACTTGCTGTGGAAATGTCAAAGCTTGATGGCGTTGAAGCTTTACAACTATAT